TAAGCTGTTCACTCAGATAATCGACCACGGCTACAAGCTTCGCAAGGCGCCAATCGTAGTAGAGATTGGTGTCGACGACTTGGACGACATCTGCGCACACAAGACTCCGTACAAGATTCTTGCACGAGTCACCAGAACCCGAAAGGTGCTCGGCTTCGCCGACGCACTAATCTAAGAATAACGACGAAACGAGGACATTATGGAATCAGTAGAAAAGCTAAACAAGTTGTACGATGGTCTAAGCGAAGCCATCTACGCGACAGTTGTACAGACACAACACGAAGACTCAGCGAAAGCGATAGAGGCTTACATGTCGATGACTGGCATGCTAACCAAAAAGTCAGCTAGCAAGAAGGCATTCGTAACTGTGGTTGAAGCAGAGACACTCGAAGGACTCTCAAAGTACACTCGTCCTAACGGCGACATGTACTTCGCACGAAAGTGGGGAGAGCACAACGATGTTGAAGTTGTTCGCAAGGCTCATGGCGCAGGACAGTTCGTACTTCTGTACGGAGCTCCAGGAACCGGTAAGACTGCGGTCTTCGAGGCAGCGTTCGGCAACGACCTCTACACAGTGCTAGGTACAGGCGACACTGAAGTTTCTGACTTCGTTGGTGGCTACGTACAAAACACTGACGGTGGATTCAGCTGGGTTGATGGACCTCTCATCAGAGCTGCGGAAGAAGGCAAGCCGCTACTCATCGACGAGATTGGTATCATCGACCCGAAGGTCTTGACAGTTGTGTACGGTCTAATGGATGGTCGCCGTGAACTTGCGGTAACTGCAAATCCAGAGCGTGGCACAGTCAAGGCCAAGGATGGATTCTTCGTGGTCGCAGCGACTAACCCGAATGCTCCAGGAGTGAACTTGAGTGAGGCGTTGCTGTCTCGATTCAAGATTCACAGTGAGATGACTACCGACTGGAACCTCGCTAGGAAACTTGGTGTACCGACAAACATGGTTGGTGCGGCACAGAACCTTGCGAAGAAGCAGCAGACTGGTGAAGTCTCATGGGCTCCGCAAATGCGTGAGCTGCTTGCGTTCAAGGAGTTGGCGACAACTTTTGGAACTAAGTGGGCAGTTCAGAACCTTCTAGCTCAGGCTCCAGAGATGGACCGTCCGGTTGTTGCCGATACGTTCACTCGAGTCTACGGTGAAGAGATTCGTCCAGCTAAAATCTAATAGAAACTCCGAGACGCTTTCTTCGTCGTTTCCGTCTCGGTGGCAGGATGCTTTCTTCGTCGTTTGCATCCTGCACGAGAGGGAGACTGTCGAGATTACTCCGGTCTCCCTCTCACAACTTAAAAGTTTTTTGCAAATGAAGTGTACTTTGCTGCAGAAGCAAGGTATAATGGTACTAGAGACAAACGACAAAGGAGATTCACATGGGACATTTCAAAACAAACGGCACACGAGCAGAGATGACTCAGCCATCATGGTTGAAGACTGGCGCACAGATTGGTGAGCTAGTAAATCAATGGTCACACCGAGGCGACCTAGTTGTCTACCTTGGTCCAGGAGCTGGTGGACCAGCGCCTGCAGCTTACAACCCTTCGCTCAGCGAAATCGAAGTCAACACTGAAGCTGCGTTCGGAAAAGGTGTTGAGGCTGAAGTAGTTGGCGACCTTCGTGAACGCGACACTCAGTTTGAGTGGCCTCGTGCATCTGGCGCCATCTTCCACGAAGCTTGCCACGCACGCTATTCACGCTGGTCAATGGAAGCAGCGCACGGCTCGCTAAGCAGCTCAGAGTTCGAAGCTCTTCAGCTTCTAGAAGAAGGACGCATCGAAGGATTCGGTGTGCAGTCGACTCCTAGCAACCGTGAGTTCCTCCGTTCTTGTGCACTTGAAATCGTGCTTGGCGACCTAAGCGAAGAAGGGCTAAGCAAAATCTCAACGATTCACGCAGGCGCACGACTAGCTGGACTAACGCTAGCTCGTGTTGACGCAGGTGTTCTTGAGGAAAGCGACCTAGGCGATGTGCCTCAGCTTCTTGAGACTCTACTAGGTGCAGACTTGCTAAAGACTCTACGCGGTCTATGGAACGAAATGCAGATGCATGACGACCACTACGACATCACTCCGATGTACGACGTTGCGCGCCGCTGGATTGAAGCGATTCGTACCGCACAGACTGAAAAGGGTGAAGAGACTCAGGAAAGCGTTGAGCAACAGATTCAGGAAATCCTTGAGGCTCTAGCTGATGCGGCAGGCATCACAGAGATTGCTGCAGCTGGAGAACTTGCTGAACAGCAAATCAGTGAGCAGTGGGTCAAGATTGCAAAAGGCCGCAGCGCAGATTCAAGCGAGGAACACTCTCACAAGGGCATCGCGGAGAAAATCTTCACCGAGAACGCTGCCGCTGAAGAAGGCAGCAAGACTAAGTCAAGACTTCAGTCCAAGCGTCAGCCGACTTCTCAAGAGCGTGCGGCAGCCGTGAAGCTAGGTCAACTATTTGACAAGGCTAAGTACCGCGAGCGTTCGCAGACAGAGATTCAGTCTGTAACTCCTCCAGGACGTCTACGCACTCGTGCGCTTGTTCAAGGTGCGGCACTCAAGTCTAAAGGCTTGCTGACTCAGACTGAGCCATGGCGTCGTACGCAGCGCAAGCACACTGACAACCCGCAGCTCAAAGTCGGCGTAATGGTTGACATCTCAGGTTCAATGGGCGATGCGATGGAACCAATGGCTGTGACTGCATGGGTTCTCTCTGAGGCCACCAAGCGCGTCCAAGGACGTGCGGCAATGGTCTACTATGGCAACGATGTCTTCCCGACTCTGAAGCCAGGTCAAAGTCTTCCTGAGGTTCAGGTTTACACGGCTCCTGATGGAACTGAGAAGTTCGACAAGGCGTTCAAGGCACTAGACGGTGCGATGAACTTCTTGCACGGTGACGGCGCTCGTATGCTTGTTGTCGTAAGCGATGGACACTACACTCGCGAGGAAACTGAAGCCGCCACCAAGTGGGTCGAGCGTTGCTACAAAGCTGGTGTGGGAGTTCTTTGGCTGACGTACGATGACGTCCATGCGGCGAACCGTTGGGTTCAGGGTAATGGTGAAGTTGTGCATGTTGGCAAGGACACGGTCGACGCGGCTCAGAAGATTGGAATGGCGGCAGTCAAGGTGCTATCAAAGGCCTCGGCTTCCCGCCACTAAACTCGCTGGAAATCTTTCCATAAAGTTACCAAAAAATGAAGCAAGCACCACACATCTGTGGTATAATGATTACAGATGGAAAATCTAAATGACGAAAGGAACCGCAATGGACGAAAACAAGATTCAATGTTCGCGATGCGAAGAAACAAAACTAGCTGCTGAGTTCAGCAAAAACGAACCAGGCGAAATCGCTTGGTGTAACGACTGTGAAGGTGTTTGCAGAAGGTGCGGCACTACAGACTGCAGCGAGGAAGAGCTTGAGCACGGTCTCTGCCTTATTTGCTGCATGGACCTAGACGAGCAGGCCGAAGAAGAGGAAAGTCCTCTATCTAAGTTAGCCGATGAAATCGTTGCGCAGTTCACGCCATTTGCGTTCCTATGCAAGTGCAAGGGTGAAAACGAGTCTTGCGCCGAAGCAATGTCTAGACCTACTTTGGTAGTTCAGGCAGACACTGCGGCAAGAATAGCAGACTTCATCCGTGAGAAGGCGAGAGCGACTTCATAATGACTAATCAAGAAATCATACTCGTGGTAGGTATTGCTACCTTAGTGCTAGGCTTTATTGCTGGACGGAAATCACAACCTAACTTCTCAGTTGACAACCAGGCTACCGACTACGTTATCGACATTGAAGTCCATCCAGCAAAACACAAGCTGGTAATAAAACGCATCACTCCAAAAAATAAATAAATAAAGTTACAAATGAAGTGTACATTTGCTTCATTGTGCTGTATAATAAAACCAAGAAGTAAACGACAAAACGACAACTAGGAGACCAAATGAGTCTAGAACAAATAGAACTAACTGCACCAGCATACGCAAACGCACCTTACGGTCCATGGACGCTAGCGCTTCGCTCAGTCGAAATCCGCGAAGGCCAACCAGCATGGAGAATCCAGTCAGAATCTCCAAACTACAAGTACAACGACGTCTGTGTGATGACCTACGTAAAGTACGACGAGGCTCTAAAAAGGTTCAACGAGCTTGCGGCTAGCATCGACCTAAGCGTCACAGCAGAAACTGAGCGCAAGCGCCTTTGCTCAACTTGCGACAAGGAACTAAGCGGAGACCCGGCCTTCCCACAGACTCTACCTCACCGAGCTTTCGACATCGCCTATTGCGGCTGCAAAGGCTGGGACTAATGAGCAAAAAGTTTGCGGTCTCACGGCAAATCTCGGTAAACGGAAATCCACCGATAAAAATCACCTACCGCTATCACGTGTCAGCAGAAACTGCTGAACACGCGTGCGGCATCATAGCAGGCGATTGGAGCATCGCCCTGTCTAAGTTCACCAACTACCCAGAAAACCTATCGTCAACAGACGTCGTCAAGTTTATTGGCGAGTACACAGCAGAGGAAGTGTCAAATGACTAAAGAAGAACTACTAGCAAAAATCCAGGAAATCTGTCCAGAGGCTTTCATTAGCGATGCGGTAAACGGTGCTGATGAAATCTTTATCGCAACTGGCTTCGTAGAACCTGAAGAAGGTGCGGAACTAATCACCATCAGCGAACACACTGAAGAAACTCGCGTGTTTGAAAAACCAATCGTCCACTACTTCTCCGATGACGGAAACTACGGCATGGCAGATGGATTGGTCATCATTGAAACCTCTAGTTGGAACGACAGCGACTGGGCAGAGATAGACGAAACTTCAGACGAGAACCGTCCAAAAGCAGCTGAAATCATCAGCAACAAGTACAAGAAAAAGAAATAAGGAGAGAACCATGTCACAGTTTGCGGCAATCATGTCACCAGAAGGTGCGGTACAAGTAATACCATTCGTAGACAACCAACTAAAAACCATGCAAGATGCGGTAGGAGGTTACATCGAATCCATCACGCTGACACCAGACCTCGTCATGTGGACAAATGAAGACGGCAAGATGAACAAACTTCCATTCAATCAAGCGGCAACATCTATCTTCGTGAAGTATCGCGGAGGCACAGACTTCATCGTTGGTCCAGTTGTTTTTACTGGAGGTATCGACGCCAATGGAGACACTAACGGAATCAGCGAAGTACAGATTCAGCAGTTAAAGACTTATGCGGAGATGTCAAAAATAAATTAAATCTTTCCAAAAAGTTATCAAAATAAGTGTACATTTGCTTCAGTACGCTGTATAATAGAACCATGGAGAAATCCAGAAACGACAAAATGAAGGAGTCAGCATGACTGATAAAGAAAACAACAAGATGAAGAACATCACAATCACCACGGCGACAATCGACTTTGGTGACTGGAAGCTGGAAGCATCAGGACAACTAGACGAGTTCTTCGACTGGAGATTCGAGATGAACTTCAAAGGTGTAATCTCAAGTAGAGACTGGACATCTAACGAGTACTTCAGTGACCAGGAAGAACTCGAAGAGTACATGTGGGAAGAAGTTCAGCGATTGAACAAGAAGTACTCTTCTTGCGTATTCACCGAAACCACCGAAGAAGTCGAAAACGAAGACTACGAAGAAGACGAGGAGTAGACATGAGCGAAAAGAAAATCTACAACTTCAGGTTCGACGTGGTCGAATCGTGGAAGGCTTCATTCGAAGCCTCATCCGATGAAGAAGCCATGCGGCTCTTCAAGGAACTCACCGAAGGCGACATCAACGGTGAAGACCTACCTGAGTACTTCGAGAAGAACAGCGGTATTGACACCGAGTACTACGTTCTCGAGGATGCGGCAGGAAAAGTAATCGAAGTCGAGAACGACTAAACTTACAAAAAGTTTCAAAAAACGATGTACTTCTGAAGCAAAATGAAGTATAATTGAATTACTAGGAAAACCTAGTAACGACGAAAAGAGGAACTATGAACAAGTACACACTAAGACGATTCTTTGCAAGCATCATCACTGTACCGCTCGCTTACGCAGGCTACCTCGCTATTTGGGTAATCCTGATTGCGTTCGGTGCGGAAGGACGATTCGTAGACTTTCTACAAAATCTTCCAACTATCGGCACAGTATGGGTTCTAGCTTGGACTTTTGGTCCAGACATCGAACGCTATATCGAACGCCGCAGTGCTAAGCGTGACTAAGCGCACGTCGCTTTTTGAACGCGGCTACCGTAAAGCCAAGGAAGGAATGTTCGCAGCGACCGAACTAGCAAATCGCGAAGGCTTTCTTGGCTTTATTGGTAGGGCAACGTACCTAACGATTTGGGCAGTGATGCTCGTAATCATCTGCACCATCTGGCTGCTCACACTGGGCGGCAAACTAATCAAACAAGAAGAACAAACAACAAGGAGTCAAAATGACTGAAATCAAAACCACTGAACCTGCGGCTAAAATCAAAAAGGTTCCAGTAAAAAATCGCACCAGAGTTGAAACAGTTCCACGCCTAGCACCAGGAATTGAAATTCCTGCGGGCTACGTTCCAGCTTATTACCGCAAGCGTCACGGCCTATTGGTCCTTCGAACAGCTGAAACAAAAGAGTATTTAGTCTTCAGCATCAAGACTGGTGAGTTCGTTTCGGTCCGTAACACGCGAGAGGCTTCCGACCTAATGGCAGCAATCGCAAAGGGCCTAAAGAGCCTTTCTACCGCGGCTTAGTGATAAAGTAGTCTAATCCTGAGGTCGATAATCAGGATTAGGGAGACCGGACAATAAACAGCTAAGTACTAACGCAAGGAAAGGTAGGCTGCTAAATGAAATGGTTAATAACAACAGTGCTCGTATCGACGGTTGTATTTGGAGGAAACTATCCAGAGACGCCAGCAGGAGCGGATACCGTAACACCTAAAAAGGTTAAGGTAGTTGCAACTACAATCGAAAAGCCAATGCACTTCGAAGGAATCAAACTGGGAAAAACTTTCCAGCCGATGACTTTCTTAGAAGCTCAAGCTCACAGGAAGCATACGCTTCTAGAGAGACTTGCAGTTGCGCAGGCTAAGCGAGTGCGAAACACACTGGACATGCGGAAGACAGTCAAAACCCTTAGGAAAACTGCAAATCATACTTGGTATGTTTACAGCGGTATCAGTCCTCAGGGTTGGGATTGCTCTGGGCTTGTGTACTGGACGTATCAGCAATTAGGTATCACGCTGAAACATTCGGCTACGGCGCAATCGCACACAGGAACACGTACCGCAAATCCAGAACCCGGAGACATCGTAGCGTTTCACTACGGAAAGAGTTATTACTCGTTCCACAGTGGAATCTATTTAGGTAACGGCATGATGATTCATTCATACAGAAAAGGTATGTTGACCGTCATTCAATCTGTTGCGGATGTTTCCCAGGAAAACGGAAATGCCACGGTTACATATAACCAGATTATCGACCAGGACCCGTCACTTCCGTAGACAAAGTCGAGTGCCGTCAGCTGCGAAAGTAGTTGGCGGCATTCTTCTTTACGCGGCGCAGAAACTTTTTCATAAATCTTTTGGAAATGTGTATTTTTGCTTCAGCAATGTGCTATAATAGTATTACCAGGAAAATCTGGCAAACGACAAAAGGAGTTCACATGGACCTAACAGTAAAAGACATTGCAACAGTAGTAGTTACCAGCACAAACATTCACACCGGTGCAGAAGTAAAACCAGTTTACGAAGCTTACGGCTACGAAAGGTTCCAAGGGTTCGTAACTTGGCATCAGGAAAACGCCCGTCCCGACTGGATTACAAAGGTAGAAGGCTTTGGATACGACTGGAACGCAGAAGGTGGGTCGAAGTCTTACCTTCTAGCCAGCGAGTTCATTGGGGTAAAAGTTCCAGCTTTAATCTAATTGCGCGCAAAACCTCCAGAGGCGAGATAGTATTTTTCTATCAAACCTCTGGAGGAAATGCAATGACACCTAAGCTAAAGGCGCGAGAACTCGTGCTAACTGTTCTTAACATAGAAAACTCTCAAGGCTGGAACATACGAGCATTTGAAACTCACCAACTAAAAGAACTTCACGAAGCGATCGAGCTTGCGGACTTCGGACGCGGCTCAAAGGAACTGAACAAGATACGAATCAGAGTAATGGGAGAATTACTGATTCGCGGTGAAATCCAGAACGTCTAGAACGTTATAAAAATCTTACAAAAATCTTCCACAAATAGTGTACATTTGCTTCATTACACTGTATAATAATTATGTGGTAAAAACCACAAACGACGAAAGGACACACGATGGCAGGAAAATTCTTCATCGAAACAATTACAAAGCTTGGAAAGTGCGACGAGGCTGAGGCAAAAATCATTCTCGAAGTAATCGACAGCGAGGCGCTAGTTTCTAGTTGGTCAAATGGAACTAACAAAGACTTCCGTGAGGCAATAAAGTACGCGCGGATGTACATCAACAATGGTTATAGTTGGGAATAGGAGAAACTATGTACGAATACGAAGACGAAAAAGAATACGTCAAAGAAATCTTCTGGGAGTCCAAAGGACTCGGAGGATACGACAGACCTGCGGTAAAGGAAATCACTCTGACAGGAAAAGAAATCGCCTGTCCAAAGTGCGGTCGCGTTAGAGACGAAGCAATCATCGAGCAACACCTACCTAAGTGTGGTGGCTAATGTCTGATAACTATCCAGAAGGCTCGATGCGAGGTTCAGGAATCTACTCACAGGAAGTAGGTTACGACGAGTTCGAGTGCGAGAACGAAGAATGCGGAAAGACGAATCCAGCCGGCGAAACAGCGACCGATGACTGGGGAAACTATGCAATCGAATGCGAGTTCTGCGGTTCGACTTACAGAGAATCTTCTCTATCCGATGACCGAGACGATTACGAAGCAGACCGAGACGACGACAGATGGGACGACTAATGAGTGACCTAAAGAACTTACAAATCCTAAACGCAGACTTTCACCGAAACGGAGTCGGAGGCGCGCCGTTCAAAGTTGCGCTAGTCGATGACCCGAATGATGGCGATGTTAAACTCGTCATCATGTTCGAGGAACGTTACCACACAGCCGTTCTTTCTCTTGATAAGTTGATACAGAATGAAGACATTGCTTTCGGCTCAAACTCCTATCGCGGTGACAGATTCGACGATGAACTTCGACCTGAACTTTGGCAAGGCGAAGAGGGAGAGTAAAAATGGAAACAGCGGGTATGGTAGTCTTAGGACTAATCGTTCTACTTGGCGTAGTATTTGCGGCATTCGTCGTGCTTACTATTTTAGATTCTACATTCAGAAGCTTCAACGACCTAGAGTACATTGATGACGATGAAAACCTTTTTGATGAAGAACACCACGTCCGTCCATTACTGGGCGTCGTCCACCCTAAGGAGAAAAAATGAGATTACTACTTGCTCGCCTACGCGAACTAATTTGGCCTGCGGTCCTAGCTGCGGTCTTCGCCGTGGCTTCTATCTTGGTTGGAATCTTCCTGCCTAACGCTATCTCTGCCGCCGTCTCTTTGGGCTTAGCGGCTGTGACTATGGCTTTGCTAGCAAACCGCGCGTAAAAAGAAATCTAAAAAGTTATAAAAAATGCGCAAATGAAGTGTACATTGTGCAGCAAATGCTGTATAATAGATACATGAGGTAAACGAAACCCTCAAGAATGAAGGACAAAAATGACGATTACAACTTTCTTTGAAGCTTCACCAAAACAGATTCAATTTATCCAAGACCTAATCGAGAAGAAGAACCTTACCGAGACGGCAAACGCAAAAACCGTTCTAGCAAAGATTGCGGACAAGCAGCTTGACAAGAAGGAAGCTTCTAAGCTTATCGACGAACTTATCGTTGCAAAGCCACTAGTAACTTCAGTAACTTCAACTGCAACTCTCTCTCCAGTTGGCAAGATGCAAACTCTTCTAGCTGAAGTTCCAAAAGCTAAGTACGCGGTTCCGATGGACGAAATCGACCTAGCAATCGACGAGAAGGTAAACGGAGACATCTTGTTTATCGAAGTTCGTGAATACATGAACGTTCTTTACATGCGTCGACTACACGGAGCTCCTGGAAACTTCAACCGCTCGAAGCTTAGCTTCAAGGACACCGAGTTGGTAATCAACTTGGTGAAGAAAGACCCTCTAAAGTACACTCAGCTTTTCGGTGAAGTTCACAAATGCTGTGGCAAGTGCGGTGCGGAGTTGACCGACCAAATCAGCCGAGACCTAAAGCTTGGTCCAAGATGCCGCAAAGAGTTTGGATTCAAAATGTAGTTGCGAAAGCAACTTCGGAAGGCGGGGGAAAATCTCCTCCGCTTTCCAGTTTCACAAATGACAAATGACAAAAATAGAAAAGGAGTGATGCCTTATGTGGATATTCACTGAAACAGGATTCATTAGCGCGGTTGCACATCGCGAAGACCAAAGATTCATGATGGTTCGAGCGCGAGACAAGCAATCTCTAGAAGAGTTAGCGCTCATGTCTCAAACCGAAATCGAGTACTCACCAAATGCTGACTACTCTTGGAGAACAGTAGTTCACAAGCAAGACCTTTACGGATTCATGGAGAACGCAATCTCCGTTGCGGATTACGACAACTTCAAAAACAGAGTCACAAAAACCAGAGGTCGTAGATTCGTAGACGCACTTCATCAGGTCTGGGAAATCATGCACATGGTTGAAGACGAGGCAGCAAAAAAACGTTGGGCTAGAGAAAGTTTCCTCGAAGAGCTTGCGGATGAGTACGAACCGAAGCATTAGGCGAATACTAGCGTTCTTTATTGGTATTTGCCTACTAAATCCACCGCCTTTGCCAACGGAAAACCTGAAGCCTGAACTTGTTGCGAAATCTATGCGAGTAGTTCAAGCTCCAGGCCCGTTGAAGGCTGCAAAGCTAAAACCAGTAAAGACTCTTACATCGTTGATAAAACCTACACCGATGAAATGGTACGCGGGCAAAACTATGCTAACGGACCGTGAGCTATCGTATTTGCTGTATGAAGTTGGGTTCAGAGGAAAAGAACACCGCCTCGCTTGGATAGTTGCAAAAGGTGAATCAACTGGAAGACCGAAGTCCTTAAATAGTTCAGGTTGTTACGGCCTCTTTCAAATCAACATGTCCGGAGAAATGAAATCCGATAGGTTGAAGAAATACAAACTAAAATCAGTAAGAGACTTGTTTAACCCTGTAACAAACAGCAAGATTGCCTTTATGATGTCCAAGAAGGGAACCAACTGGTCCGCTTGGACCGTGAATCCCTATAAGCGGTCATCGTACAATTACCCTGGAATCGTAACTCGCCAACCAAAGCAGAAAGTAAGATAATCACCATGAGTGAAGAAAAACTAGAACCAGAAAAAATCGTTGCGGAACCCGTAATCGAAGAAGTCAAAGAAGTCGAAGAAATCAAAGAAGTTCAAGAACCAATCGAAACTCCTGAACCTCCAAAACCGGCGCCTGCAAAACCAGCCCCTGTGAAGCAGGAACAGAAATACGCAACCCCCGTCTCTGTGACAGCTGCGGACATCGAAGAACTGGCACCAACTCCTGCGGGTCCCGCTGTTGTAGGTTACGGACTTGTTGACGAAGTCTACCTAGACAAAATCGTTTACAAAAACCTTTACGCTCGTAAGAGCCTAAGCGTTCATCACATGCAACGCCGCCTAGCAGAGCTAGGTTACGTGGAAGCGGCCGCCGATAAAGATGGATACTACGGCGACATGACCAAATCAGCTGTTGCAAAGTTCCAAGCCGAGAACAATCTAAACGGTGATGGAACGGTGGACGCAGAAACCTTTACACTTCTCTTCACTGGAGACATCAACGTAAAAGCAATCGTTTAGTCTAGCAAAAGAAAGCGCCTGCAGGATTGCGGGCGTTTATCTTTTTCCTGATACGCGGCCTAGTGTAGGATGACAATGAGACGAAATAGAAATAGGAGTTCTAATGGCTAAAAGCATAATGGAGCAATTAGCCCTTTTACCTGAAGAAGAGAGAAACATTCTTCTTTCTGGAATGGACCCGGAATCTCTGCTTTGGGATTGGTCTGTCTGGGGCCGTCCAGAACAGCAAGCACCTCTAGGTGACTGGAACGTTTGGCTAGTACTCGCAGGCCGTGGGTTTGGAAAAACCAGGCTCGCATCTGAATGGGTTCGAGAGGAAGCAAAGTACACAACCACCGGTCAAAGGCGTTTTGCGTTGGTCGCTCGTACCGCGGCCGACGTTCGTGACGTTATCGTTGAAGGTGAATCAGGAATCTTGAACGTTACTCCGCCTTCTGAAAGACCTCATTATGAACCGTCTAAGCGGCGTTTGACGTGGCCAAATGGAAATACTGCAACACTATTCACCGCCGATGAACCAGACTCTCTACGTGGTCCACAATTCACTCACGCTTGGGGAGACGAGATTGCGGCGTGGAGGCAAACTCCTGATGCTGCGGGAATGACGGCTTGGGACAACTTGCGAGTAGGTACTCGTCTCGGCTCTCATCCAAAACTATTGGTAACTACAACGCCTAAGCGCGTGCCAATTCTGTATTCTCTTCTCAAAGAATCTGAAAAAGGCGACATTGTAAAAGTTACTCGCGGCTCGACGCTCGACAACTCTGGAAATCTTTCTAGCGCTTACTTGGATACTATGCTAGGAATCTACGATGGAACAGTTCTAGCTAGACAAGAACTTTACGGTGAAATGTTGAGCGACGTTGACGGCGCGATGTGGACCGAAGAAATTATTGAGGCATCTAGGCAAATGGCGTATCCCCCGCACACACCTCTTCGCGTAATCGGTGTCGACCCCTCGGTTGCTGAAAATCCAAAAGACGAGTGCGGAATCGTTGTAGTTTCTTCCACGGCCGAAGGTGACTTGTACAAGCGCCAAGCATGGGTCTTAGAAGATGCATCCATACACGGGTCTCCGACCGTTTGGGCGCAAAAGGTTGTGGACATGGCAAGGAAATGGGGATGTCCAGTTGTCGCCGAAGTAAATCAGGGAGGCGCGTTGGTGAAGAATGCAATTCACCAAATCGACCCTTCTGTTACGGTCCTCGAAGTTCATTCGAAGTACGGAAAAGCGTTACGCGCAGAACCAATTACACTCGCGTATCAGCAAGGTCGCGTACATCACATCGGCTATCACGTGAACTTAGAATCGCAAATGTATTCTTGGATTCCAGGCGAAGGAAAATCTCCTGACAGAATTGACGCCTTAGTCCACGCGTTGACCGCGCTTCTCATCAAACCTCCTGCGGGTTTCTCTGGAGGAAAGATTACGGCAAAATCATCTAGCCATCGTCGAGTAGACTTAGGTCGAGGAGGCGGAAATAAAAACGGCGGTGGAGGAATCTTCCGAACCCGTTAAAAAGCAAACGCCCTTTCTCAAGGGCGCTTACTCGATTGTGAGCTTTTACTCTTGCTCGAACTTTTCAACGCAGCTCGAACCGATTGGAGCGTCGTATCCTGCGTTTCCGTTTAGCGCATCATACTGTGCGGTTGTCAATAGTTCGTCGTTGATTCCAAGAAGAATGGTCTTGAAGTTCTTTCCAAGCGGCTTGTTGCAAACGAAACATCTGTCTTCGCCAACTGACCAAGCGCCGTTGTACTTTACCTTGTCACCAAATCTGTATTCAATCTTTTCGTTCATAAGAATTCCTTTGTTCGTCGTTTACCAAGTTTTCTTGGTAGTTTTATTATACAGCAAACTGAAGCAAAAAACACCAATTCGCTAAAGTTTTTTATAACAACTTTGTAATCAAAATCTTCGGCTCGGGAAAAAAGAAAACCTCCCCTTTCGAGGAGGCTTTCTTTGCGGTGACTACTTGTTTACTTCAAGAGCGCAAGGATAAACTTTCACGTCTCTTGACCAAATCCAAGGGTCGTCGTAACCTGCATCTTCACCTAGGTCTTCGTTGAAGTTTGCTTCTGCGGTTACTAGGTCAGTTTCTTCATAGTAGACATCACTGAATTTTCTTGCCTTCTGCAAGTCGCTGCAACCTACGCGGTGACAAGCGTCCTGTCCAGATAGCTCGCGGATTACTGCTACGGCTTTTGAGTTTGCTTTTACGTTTACGTCCATGTGAATCTCCTTCGTCGTTTTATCAAGTTTTCTTGATAGTTCAATTATACAGCAAAAACTGAAGCAAATACACCATTTCGCTAAAATTATTTATAACGTTTCTGTTATTGAGAAATCTCTTTCCGGATAAAAAGAAATCGCCTGCTTTCACAGGCGAAATCCTTTTGCGGTCGACTTTAGACTTCGCCGACTCGCTTCGCGAAGAACTCGTATTCTTCCTTCGAACTTAGAAACCTCTTTACACATTCGTTTCCGAGTCTTTTTATTTGGGTGTCTGCTTGCTCGTTTTCGAACGGAACTAGAGAATCAGTTTTCCAATTCCAGCGAACTAACCAACCTGCGGTCTCGTCCATTGCCTTCGCGCAATGTTCGCACCAAGTTTCAAAGTTGTTTTTGTAGTTTCTTTTCATGTTCATTTCGTACTGATTGTGCGCACCAAAACCGTGGCATTTAATTTCGTTTTCAGTCATCGTAATCTCCTTCGTCGTTTTCAAGCGCGTGCTTGATAATTCAATTATAGCGGGTAATTGAAGCAAAGTACACTACATTCGCAAATCTTTTTCAAAATCTTTTTGAATCTTTTTTCGCGGCGAAGTTCACGAGTTTTTGCTTGCGGACTCGAATCTCCATCGCGCATCATCTCGCCGTCTGAAGGCGCGTAGACGCGGCGAAGATTGAAGCGAAAGTTTGCATTCATTCGGACAAAAGAAAATCGCCCACGTTTCCGTGAGCGACTTTCGTGAACTTACTTAGACCGCGTAAGCAACTTTGTAACCAGTTGAAACCTTGTCCCACATTTTCTGCTTCGCGGTCCAAATTGCTGCGTTCTCGTTTGCGGCGATGATTACTGAACTCTGACGTGAAGTCTTTTCTGCCATTCCCCAACTGAAAGTAACCTTGTTACCTTCAACAAGAATTTCGTAAACCTTCTTCTTACCGTTTGCTCCGCGGTTGCCGTCTGATTCTTTTAGAAGTGCCCATTTTTGTGTATTCATAATTGTCTCTTTTCGTTTCGTCGTTTTCAAGCATTTGCTTGATGTAATGACTCTATCACGAAACTGAAGCGTTTTTGCCAATTTCGCGCAATGTTACCATTTTGTTATAAAGAATTTTTTCTAGTCTTTTTGCGGCTTCTTGATTGCGGACTCGAGTCGAGTTGAAGCGGTCTCGTTCGAGAGGTCGATTCGGTGCGGTCGATGAGTTCGATGAGTTCGATGAATTCTTCGATTAACTTTTTTCTTCGAGACGCGAACCGATCTTTTTTCTTCTTCTTGCGGACGCGAGCTCGAGAGGCTTCGTCAAGTTTGCGGACAAAAAGAAATTGCCCACTCTTTCGAGTGAGCAAAATCTTTTGCGGTTACTAACTAACCCAAATTGCGTTGAAGTCTGAACTCTCGTTCGCGTTGGTGAGAATGTCGCCGAAACCAAAACCAGTTTTGACACATTCAACTCTGATTCCCTTTTTGAAGAGTTTTCCAAATCGACGGATTCTGACTTCAGTTTCAACAACACGATACTTCATTCCATGCAACCAGACGATGTCGTTGATGTCAACTTTTCCCATTGACCACAATGCAACTGCGCGTGAGTTCAAGTTAGGGTTTGAGTTGTAGAAGACGTTGTCTTTGATGTTTTCGCTTACGTTCATAATGAACTCTTTTCTTTTCGTCGTTTTTCAAGCGTTTGCTTGATGTATTCACTGTATCACAAAACTGAAGCGAAATGTACATTTTTGTAACTGTTTACCAAAACGTTATAATTCTTTTTTTCGAGTCTTTTAGTCTCAGATTCTTTGACAACTATTTAGTCAACACTTTTTCATAGTTTCATGACCTTTCATGGACGCGACAAAAACGAGACTTCATAGACGAGACTATGACTAGACTAGACGAGACTTTTTTCTCTGTCAGAATTCCATCGAACTTTTTTCTTCGCGATGTCTCGCGCTTTTAGTTTTCGTTTTGCAAGTCACAACTACAAATCATGTTTTCTAGAAATTCGCACAAAAAAATCTCTTTCGTCCTTTTTTCTCCCGAAACGTTTCCATCGCGGTCCCAATACACCCACTTCCTTCCTGGACTCCAAGAGCAGTGGACCCTAAGGTATCATCTTCTCCTTCTGTACAAGTTTCTTCCGGCCTCGTGTACACTTCCCCATCGAGGTGTACAATGAACTCATGGCAAACGTAGAGCGTCGCCCGGCGAGAGGGCAAAGTCTTCCAGGGCATGAGGTCGCGTTGTTGCGCACCCTTACCGGCAAGACGCTGCACCAACGATGCGCAGTTCTTTACCAGCAAGGCTGGACGCTTCAAACCATCGGTGAGTCGTTGACTCCGCCTAGGCCTCGGTCCACGGTCCACGTCTGGGTTTTGGCACAGTTGCCAACTGTTGACAGTAGTTCTCCAGTCACGGCGCCGACTTACCAGGAACGAGCCAACCAGAAAGCTCCTAGACCGAAGCGAGTTTCTCCAGGTATCCCTGAAGATGCCCGCAAACGTATCGCCGAGTTGGCTCCTGTCGCCAGAAGGTACCGAGCTAGAGTTGCACCGATGTCTTCACCGGCTTTAGCGAATGGTGAGATGTCACACATCTGCAAGACTCTGTACTCATCAGGAGTAACCATCCGTGAGCTGGCAAACGCTGCCGGTGTCACGTACCGCGCCATGGCACGTCGCCTTGGCCGTCCATCTGCACAACCAAAGAGAAAGAGTCCTACTCGCCCATGAACATAATCCATGACATCTTTCCAGCGGTTGTTTCAATGACAACTATCGCTCCTACTCAAGAGTCCCAGCTGACGGCAGCAAACCCGGCGACAGTACTAAATGCACGCCGACTTGACAGGTCAAGAGTCATTGTCACCGGTGACCGTATTATCATTGCCACTGACTCGCCTGAAGGACCTTTGGTCGTGTTCAACCAGCTTTACGACCAAGCCACTGCGCAGCTATCAAAAAACGTTTCTACAGACTCGACACTAACGACGATTCCTGGAGATTCATCTAGCCCGATTTACGTCGCCTACCGAAAAAGCGAAGACTGCTCATGTGGTTCACGCCTACGCGGTTGGCGTCCATTCGGTCGCATCGATTCAGTTACATCAAACAGAAACTAAGGACAGGTAGCAATGACACTCCCATTTACCATTTCAGAAAACTTCGACCTACTAAATCCTGTAGCCCTCGTAATTTTAGCGCTAGCAGTGTTTCGCATCACGCGCTTGATTACGACCGACTACATCTTCGACATTCCACGCAATAAACTCTTTGACAAGTTTCCACCTGACCGCTCATGGTTCGGTTACCTGTTTACATGTAACTGGTGCATGTCGATTTGGGTCGCATCACTTATTGTTATTCCGTATACAATAATTCCAACGGCAACTGTCGCGCTCTTGCTTATCCCAGCCTTGAGCGCTGTTGCTGCAATAATAGCCGCACGACTTGATGCTTAGTAACACTAGCACCTGTTGTTCCGTTAGCAGAGGACGAGGAGTCAACCCACATGGCTGTATTTAGGCGCGATGATAATCAGCCTCAGTCTCAACCTCAGCGCCCTATCGTTGGCAGCTTATCAAGCAGTTACTCTTCAGTTCCAGTTGCTCCGTTCAGCACACCTCGTGCTATCACAGCAGCAGCTGTCCAACTAAACGTTGCAGACAAGGGTGAAGCTGAGCGCTTCAGAATGCGTCGCACTTCAGGTATCAACGGCTGGCAGTCAGAAGCCTGGGAGTATTACGACGCCATTGGTGAAATTAAGTACGCTTTCAACCTTGTCTCAAACGTTGTCTCTAGAATCCGTCTTTACGCTGCAGTCGTTGACAATCCTGCTCAAGCACCGTCACCGATTCGTGACGTTCCATCTGTGGACCCTAGACTGAGTGCTGCTGCAGAACGTGCGCTAACTCGTCTTGATTCAGCTTACGGAGGCCAAGCCGGTCTTCTACGTGATGCTGCACTAAACCTTTCTGTAACAGGTGAATGCTACCTGGTTCAGATTCCGCCACGTATCGGTCATCAGATTCCTGAAAGCTGGGACATTCGCTCAGTTGACGAGTTGATGATTGACCAAAAGGGAAACTACTACATCCAGTCCAGACGCGACACCAGCGGAATGGCTGGAGGCTCACAGCCTTCTAGCAAGACAGGTAACATCTTGCTTCCAAACGGTTCTTTCGTTGGTCGCATCTGGCGTGCACACCCTCGCTACTCTGAAGAAGCCGATTCAAGTCTACGTGGTCTTCTAGACCTTTGTGCTGAACTTCTACTTCTAAACCGTACG